CAGGTACCAGCTGTTGCGGACCGGCTCCCCGGTATTGCCCAAATAAAAGCTCCAGGCACCGTCCGCATCCTGCTCCCAGCCGGATTTCCTTGGCTGCTCCGGCTCCTGGATTACATCATCCTGTATGTATCTACGCACACACACCAGCCCCTTACGCCATCCTCCGGACGCCCAGGAATTGTACCGACTCTTACAGTAGGCCACCAGGTCCTTATAGGACGGCCTGCCGGAACCGTGTCCGCAGATGATGCCATCGCCACAGTACATCTCCACATGGCCTATCCTGAGTGGCCTGGAAGCATCCGTGCCTGCAAACAGCAGCATGTCCCCCGGCCGGAGCCTGGACGTATCCGGGATGCCCTGGGCTATGTCCGCATCCACCGTGGTCAGCTTGGCTGAGTTGTACATCCCAGCCGTATTGGTGATGCCGAAGTCCTGGCCCGCCTCCTTGTAGGCATAGCAGATGGAACTGCTGCAGTCACTGTAGTAGTTGCCATCCCTGTATGTCTTATAGCAGTAGTCCCTCAGGGACTGGCTGTATATGTTGCGGCCTATAATCTCTGCGTACTTATCAATTACGGCCTGTCTCCTTAATAATGCTGTCATATCTTTCCTCCAATCAAAATAAGGCCCAGGGATATCCCCAGGCCTGCCTACATCGTTGCGATATCGCAACTAATCCCGGACAATATTCCCGGATGCATCCACATGCCAACCGGATGCGATCACAAACTTCCCGGTATCATCGTGATAGTCAATCCCGTGGTCCGGGCCATCATACTGGGATTTAAGGGTGTCGTATTCAGGCGTTCCCTTGGCAGCCGCAATCTTTGCCTCCAGGTCAGGAATCTCTGCAATGTTAACAGGTTTCCATGGTTCATTCGGTAATGGATAATTCATTGTGTACCTCGCTTTCTTGGTTGATTAATAGTTACGAGCATTATATTACTGCTGACCCTCTATCATCTGTTTAAATGCCTGGTGCAGGCCTGTACTTGCAAGACCGCTAAAGGCCCCGGCCAGAATGATATCCGGACTTACACCGCCCATAATCCAAATGTTAAGCGCCGCTCCCAGTAGGGCCACCAGGGTTGGGATGTACTTGTTATCCAGGTCCTTCACCCACTTCTTGGTTATGTATCCGGTCACCAGGCAGATTCCTACAATGACTGCCACCGTGTAGTTACTCAAAAACGATAAATCCATAATCCATTCCTCTCTTTCTACTTGTTCTATGCTAAGTTTTATTAATACAAATTCTTAAGTGCCTGCTCATGAAGGAAATCCTTTTGCTCATGCTTGATTGTCTGTGCATACTCCAGTGCAGCATGCATATCTCCGTTGCAGTGTGCGTCAGGAATCCGCTGGACAGCACGAGCCGTTGCTTCCCCCAGAGCAATTGAAGCGCTTACACTTTTAATGATGTATAGTTCATTCTTCTCGCGCGTGGCTTCGCGCTCATCAAGAAGCTGCTGCCTTGCCTCACGCTCTGTTTTGTCTTTTTCATCGCGTTTGTTTATTTCCCGTTGTATTAGCCAGAAACAGAACCCCGTGATTGCTGATGGTATGCACATGGCACCAACAAGCGCTGCGATACTGACACTTATATCCATGATTATCATATCCTTTCTTAGGTTTATCCATTAGGCCTGCGCCGTGTAATGCCTACATTATAACGCGGCCGCTCCGCGCCCCACCACCAATACCGCAGCCAGTCATCCAGCACTATCCCGGCCAATGACACCGGCAACCAGAGCAGGCAGTATTGTGGGCATATCTGCCCCAGGACGTTGCCCGGAAGGCCGCTGTAGTCCCAT